AATCTACAATATGCTCATGGAGTACAAGGGTGATGTGACCGTGAAAATCGATGGCATTGCGGCATCCGCAGCATCCGTCATCGCTATGGCAGGCACGAAGGTGCTGGTATCTCCCGTGTCCATGCTCATGATCCACAACCCCATGACGGCAGCATTCGGCAATTCGGAGGAGATGCAGAAAGCCATCGAAATGCTCGGCAGCGTGAAGGATTCTATCATCAATGCCTATGAGATCAAGACGGGGCTTTCCCGTGCCAAGCTCTCGCACCTCATGGATGCCGAAACTTGGATGGACGCAAACAAGGCTGTAGAAATCGGCTTTGCGGACGAAATCATGCAGAGAAGCACAGAATCCGATGGCGTACCCGCGCCCACCGTTTCCATGCTGTATTCCAAGGCGAATGTGGTGAACTCTCTCATGGAGAAGATCGCCGCAAAGTGCGCCATTGAACCCAAACCCGCCGTGCCGGAGCGCACGGGACGCTCTGTAGATGAACTCAGAGCCAAGCTGAACACCATCAAAAACTACATTTAATATGGAGGTATTTCAATATGACTATCGTTGAACTGCGCGAAAAGCGCGCCAAGCTGTGGGCTACGATGGAGGGCTTCCTCGACACCCACCGTGACCGAAAAGGCATTCTGTCTGCCGAGGACGATGCCGTTTACGCCAATATGGAGAAGGAACTGAACGATCTCACCAATGAGGTCAGACGCATGGAGCGCCGCGACGCTATTGCCGCAGAGCTTGCCAAACCCGTATCCTCTCCTATCACCGAGCAGCCCCAGAAAGCGACCGGCGAAGCCAAGACCGGCAGAGCGTCTAACGCCTACCGCGAGGATTTCGGCCTGCATCTGCGCGGCAAACGTATGCTCCACAATGTGCTCTCCGAGGGCGTGGACGCCAACGGCGGCTATCTCGTCCCCACGGAGTTTGAGAAGTTCATCGTGGACACGCTCAAGGAGGAAAATGTGATGCGCCGTCTGTGCAAGGTCATCACTACCGATAACGAGCGTAAGATCCCCGTTGCAGCGACCCATTCCACCGCTGCGTGGACTGCTGAAAATGCTGCCTACACCGAGAGCAATCCCACCTTCGCACAGAAGACCATTGATGCCTACAAGCTGACCGACCTTGTGAAGGTAAGCATTGAGCTTCTGGACGACAGTGCCTTCGATCTGGAAGAGTACATCGCCCGTGAGTTTGCCTATGCCTTCGGTGCTGCCGAGGAACAGGCATTCTGCGTCGGCACCGGTACGGGTCAGCCCACTGGCCTGTTCACCACCAACGGTGGCACGGTCGGCGTTACCGCAGCCAGTGCGACCGCCGTCACCACCGACGAGGTGATTTCCCTTATCTATGCACTGAAAGCACCGTACCGCAAGAACGCCAAGTTCCTGATGAACGATGCTACTGTTTCCGCACTTCGTAAGCTGAAGGATTCCAACGGTCAGTATCTGTGGCAGCCCTCCCTGCAGGCGGGTCAGCCGGACAGACTGCTCGGTTACGAGATTTACACCAGCCCGTATGCTCCCACGCTGGCGGCAGGTGCGCTCTCCATTGCCTTCGGCGATTTCCAGAGCTATTGGATCGCTGACCGCACCGGCAGAACCGTTCAGCGTCTGAACGAGCTGTATTCCACCAACGGTCAGGTCGGCTTTGTTGCAACCGAGCGTGTGGACGGCAAGATCATCCTGCCGGAGGGTATCCAGCTTCTGAAGATGAAGGCGTCTTGATGAAAGGAGGCGGCGGTGATGGACGAGCTTCTCTCCAAAGTGAAAGCCAACCTTATCCTGGAACACACGGCGGATGATGCCTTGCTGAAAAGCTACATCACCGCCGCTGTTTCTTACGCCGAAAGCTACCAGCACATCCCGGAGGGGTTCTATAAGGAGAATCCCATGCCAGCCACCACAGAGCAAGCCGTCATCATGCTGTCGTCCCACTTCTATGAAAGCCGGGACGGCAGCACGGGCGGCTTCTTTGCGGATAACACCGGAGCGGCACAGCAGGTGTGGAACACCGTCAATCTGCTGCTCCGCTTGGATAGGCGGTGGCAGGTATGAGTTTCGGAAAGATGAACGGCTTTGCCGACATTGTGAAAACCAGGCAGGTCAAGGACAGCGAGGGCTTCATCCATTCCGAGAATGAAATCCTCGCTTCCGTCCGTGTATACCGGGAAGGCCGGCACGGCAGTCAGCGTTGGGCGAACCTCGCTGCATTCAGTGAAGCGACCGACCTGTTCCGCTTTCGGTGTATTCCTGGGCTGACGGTCACTACCGACCAGTTTCTCATCTGCGATGATTGTCGCTACGATATTGTGTCCGTAGAGAATGTAAAGGGTCGTGGAATGTACATCGAGGTACTGGCGAAAAAGGAGGTGCCGACCATTGGCTAAGTGCGACATGAAAATGCCGGAGGATTTCCTTCTGAAGATTTCCAAGCTCGGCAGCAACTTTGACAGCGTGGCGGATACCGTCCTGCAGGCCGGTGGTGAGGTCGTGCTGAAGAGAGTCAAGAGCAATCTCTCCTCCGTTATCGGCAGAGGGACAAAGTTCAAATCCCGCACCACGGGCGAACTGGAGGGCGCACTCGGCCTTTCTCCCTCCAAGCTGAACCGGGACGGTAACCACGACATCAAGGTCGGCTTCGCAGAACCCCGCTCGGACGGCAGCAGCAATGCCAAGCTGGCCAACATCATCGAATACGGCAAGCACGGTCAGCCTGCAAAGCCGTTTCTGAAGCCTGCGAAAACGGCATCCCGGCAGGAATGCATCGATGCCATGACCAAGGCGCTGGATGAGGAGGTGGAAAAGCTGTGAGTCTTCTATCCGATTTACAAACCATCGCCGAGCATTGCGGTGTTCCAGTGGAAACGGGTGTGTTCTCCGGCAAAGCACCGGACACCTATCTGGTGATTACGCCGCTGTCGGACAGCTTTGAGCTTCACGCCGACAACACCCCCGGCTGCGAAACGCAGGAGGCACGGCTGTCCCTCTTCACAAAGGACAGTTACACCAAACTGAAAAATGACCTTGTCCGTGCCTTGCTGGGTGCGGATTTCTATATTACCGACCGCCGGTATATCGGCTTTGAGACCGAGACCGGCTACCATCACTACGCCATTGATGTGGCGCAAATCTACGATTTGGAGGAATAAGCTATGGCCACCATCGGTCTTGACAGACTGTATTACGCAAAAATCACCGAGAACGATGCCGGTGAGGAAACCTACGGTACGCCGTCCCAGCTTGCCAAAGCCATCTCCGCTGATCTTTCGGTGGAACTGGCAGAGGCGACGCTATACGCCGACGACGGTGCTTCGGAGATCGTGAAGGAATTCAAATCCGGCACACTCTCCCTCGGCATTGACGATATCGGCTCTGCGGCGGCATCCGACCTCACGGGTGCAACCATCGACAAAAACAAGGTGCTGATTTCCGCATCCGAGGACGGCGGCGACCCTGTGGCGGTGGGATTCCGTGCCAAGAAGTCCAACGGCAAGTACAAGTATTATTGGCTGTACCGAGTGAAATTCGGTATTCCGGCGACGAACCTTGCCACCAAGGGCGACAGCATTACCTTCTCTACACCCACTATTGAAGGCACCATTCTGCGCCGCAACAGAGCAGACGCAGGCGGCAAGCACCCGTGGAAAGCGGAGGCACTGGAAGGCGATGTGACCGCTGCGACTATCACGAACTGGTATAAGGAAGTCTATGAGCCGACCTATACCACGACACCCGAAAAACAGGGTTAACGGAGGTAACACACAATGGATAACGAAAGAACTGCAGTCATCACCATCGGTGACGAGGAATACACACTCCTGCTTACCACCAAGGCAACTAAAGAGATCGCCGGTCGATACGGCGGTCTGGAAAACCTCGGCGAGAAGCTGATGAAGTCCGAGAACTTTGAAATGGCTATCGGCGAGATCGTGTGGCTCATCACACTTCTTGCAAATCAGAGCATTCTCATCCACAACCTCAAGGACAAGGAGCATCCCAAGGAGCTGCTCACGGAGGATGTGGTGGAGCTTCTGACCACGCCACTCGACCTTGCAGGATACAAAACCGCCCTTACGGAAGCTCTCTATAAGGGCACCAAGCGGAATGTGGAAAGCGAGAAAGACTCAAAAAACGCACAAGTCGGGTAACGGTCTCCGATGCGGAGCTGTTTACCCGGCTTCTTTATTACGGCCTTGCCCACCTGCATCTGTCGCAGGATGAGGTGTGGCTGATGCCGTTTGGTCTGCTGCTGGATCTGTGGGAGTGCCACAAACAGTATAACGGGCAGGCTATTCCTGCTCACGAACACTACATTGACGATATTATCCCGGACGGCATTTAAGGAGGTGACGGCGAATGGCAGACAGTTTCGGACTGAAGATCGGTCTTGAGGGGGAAAAAGAGTTCAAAAAAGCACTGGCGGATATCAACCAGGCCTTCAAGGTGCTCGGCTCCGAAATGAAGCTCGCCACCTCTCAGTTCGATAAAAACGATAAATCCGTGGAGGCACTCGCCGCACGGAACAAGGTGCTGCGAAAAGAGATCGATGAGCAGACAACAAAAATCGACACCCTTCGCAAGGCTCTGCAGAATGCCGCCACCTCTTTCGGAGAGAACGACCGCCGCACCCAGAACTGGCAGATCCAACTCAACAATGCCGAAGCCGCCCTAAACGATATGAACCGTGAGCTGGACGAGAACGAGAAAGCCATCAAGGAGGGCGGCAAGGCTGCGGAGGAATCCGGCAGCAAGTTTGAAGGCTTCGGCAAGGTTCTCAAAACCGTAGGTGTGGCACTCGGTGCCGTGGCTGTTGCCGCAGGTGCCGCCGCCGTGAAGCTCGGAAAAGAGGTCATCGCTGCTTATGCAGACTACGAGCAGCTGGTCGGCGGTGTTGACACCCTGTTCAAGGACTCCTCGCAGGAGATCCAGCGGTACGCCGCCAACGCATACAAAACGGCAGGACTTTCTGCCAACGAGTACATGGAGACGGTCACGGGCTTTTCCGCAAGTCTCATCCAGTCCCTCGGCGGCGATACCGAGAAAGCCGCCAAGTATGCGGATATGGCAATCACGGATATGTCCGACAACGCCAATAAGATGGGCACGGATATGTCCTCCATTCAGAATGCCTATCAGGGTTTTGCCAAGCAGAACTACACGATGCTCGACAACCTCAAACTGGGCTACGGCGGCACAAAACAGGAAATGGAACGACTGCTTGCCGATGCGGAGAAGATATCCGGCGTCAAGTATGACATCTCCTCCTACGCAGATGTGGTGGAAGCCATTCATGTCATGCAGGAGAGCATGGACATTGCAGGAACGACCGCCAAGGAAGCGGAAGCCACCATTTCCGGCTCTGTCAATGCACTGAAATCCGCCGTGTCGAACCTCATCGTAGGCTTTGGTGATGCGGACGCTGACATGGAGCTGCTGTGCAACAACATGGTGGATGCCTTCAAGACCGTGGTGGCGAACATCACCCCGGTTATTGAGAACATCGTGGCGGCTCTGCCCACGGCGCTGGATGCCCTGCTGACGGCTGTGGGTGAACTGCTGCCCACACTGCTGGAAGCAGTCACCGAACTGTTCTCGCAGGTGCTGGAAACGCTGCTATCCCTGCTTCCGCAGCTTATCCCGGCGGCTGTGTCTGCGCTCATGACCATCGTGAACACGCTGATTGAGAATCTGCCCCTGCTTATTGACGCTGCGGTTCAGTTGGTGTCCACGCTGGTGACCAGCATTGCGGATGCGCTGCCCACGCTCATTCCGGCAGCGGTGCAGGCTATCGTCACCATCGTACAAGGACTGGTGGACAGCCTGCCGATGCTCCTTGACGCAGCCTTACAACTTATCACCGGACTGGCACAGGGACTTCTGGATGCGATTCCTGTGTTGATTGCCGCTCTGCCGGAAATCATTAACGGGATCATCACGTTTCTGCTTGACTCCATTCCACAGATCATTGAAACCGGCATTCAGCTTATGACCTCGCTGGTGACTGCATTGCCGGAAATCATCACGGCTATCGTGGAAGCTATCCCGAAAATCATTGACGGCATTATCAATGCTGTGCTGAATGCGATACCGCTCATTATTCAAGCGGGCATCGACCTGTTGATTTCCCTTATTCAAGCCTTGCCGCAGATCATCACGACTATCGTACAGGCGATTCCGCAAATCATCTCCGGCATTGTCAACGCTCTGGTCGGAAACATCGATAAAATCATCATGGCAGGTGTGCAGTTGTTCGTTGCGCTGATTGAAAATCTGCCCACCATTATCGTGGAGATCGTCAAGGCCGTGCCGCAGATCATTGCGGGTATCGTGAAAGCCTTCGGCTCTCTGATGTATAAAATCGTGGAAATCGGCGGCAACATCGTCAAGGGACTGTGGAGCGGTATTCAGCAGCTTGCCTCGTGGCTGTGGGACAAGGTTTCCGGGTGGATATCCTCCATCTGGGACGGTATCTGCGATTTCTTCGGTATCCATTCGCCCTCGAAAGAGATGGCGTGGGTCGGTGAAATGCTGGTCAAGGGCTTGTCCGGCTCCATTGAGGATAACGGTGACGAAGCGGTCAAAGCCGCAGAAGGAATGGCGGAGGACATCAACGGTGTCATGGGCGACCTTGCCAACGATATGCAGACGGCTCTTCCTACTGACTTCAATGTGAACGGGTCGATTCGTTCCGCCGTGGACGGTGTGACCGGCAAGGCAGCATCCGCTTTCACCATTGCCCTGAACATTACGAACTTCAACAATTACAGCAGTGAGGATATCCGTCAGCTCACCAACGAAGTCATGGAAACGGCGAACCAGTTCGCCCAGCGGAAAGGAGTGGTATTCGCATGACCTATTTTACCTACAACGGCCGCAGTTCCGCTGATTTCGGCCTGCATATCGAGAAGAAGGAGGTGTTCTCCGCACCGGAGTACGATGCGGAGTTCATCTCCATTCCCGGTCGGAGCGGCGATATCATCAATCCGAACCGTCGATTTTCCAACATCAAGGTGACCTACACGGTGTTCCTCGCTCGGAAGAATATAGCTGCACTTGCCTCTGTCCTGCGGGACATCAAAGGCTGGCTGTATTCCGAACCGGACAGATACCACGAAATCACCGACTCTTACGATGCGGAGTATTTCCGCTACGGTGTCATCTCCGGCAATCTGGACATTGAGGAGCAGCTAAACAAGGTCGGCAGTTTCACCGTAACCTTCAACTGCAAACCGTATAAATACAGCTTTACAGGACAGGAGACGGTGGCGGCTGACGCTTCCGAACTGACGATTACCAATCCGACCGCTTTTGAGAGCCGACCGTACATCAAGCTATACGGCAGCGGTGCGGTGGTAATAATGATACAGCCCCAAGGTCTAGGCATGATGATTTCCGATCTGGATGAGTACATCGAAATCGACAGTGAATTGATGAACTGCTTCAAAGGCACCGCCCTCAAAAATGACACCGTCAAAGGTGCGGAGTTCCCGGTTCTCAAACCAGGTGTTTGCACCATCAACTGCACCGGCAATGTGACGAGGATCGAGGCCATTCCGAGGTGGTGCTGTCTATGATTCCTGTACTCTACGCTGCAAACGCCACGGACTTCAGTTCATTCGGCCACGGTGCGCTGACGGATACCATTTCCTGCGAAATCACCGAGGAGCGCAACGGTGTGTTTGAGTGTCTGCTCAAATACCCTGTCAGCGGTCAGCACTACGGGCTAATCACCAAGGAGTGCATCATCAAGGCAAAGCCCAATGACACCGCCGCCGACCAGGCGTTCCGCATTTATCGCATCACGAAGCCCTTAAACGGCATCGTCACCATCTACGGTCAGCACATCTCGTATGACCTCGCCAATATTCCGGTGATGCCGTTTTCGACGGAGAGCCGTTCTCCGCAGCTTATCCTCTCGCAGCTTCTTGCCGGAGATACACGCTTCACGGGCTGGACGGACTACTCGGATGCAAAGGCGTTTTCCGTCACGCAGCCGAAAAGCGTCCGTGCCTGCCTCGGAGGTACGGAAGGCTCAATGCTCTCCAAATGGCACGGCGAGTTTGAATGGGACAACTTCACGGTGAAGTTCCATTCGCACCGTGGGCAGAAGACCGGCGTAATCATTGAATACGGCAAGAACCTCACCGCCCTGGAGCAGGACGAGGACAACAGCGGTGTGTATACCGCACTGCTCCCGTATGCCGTGTACACCCCGGAAGGCTCGGACACCGAAACGGTGGTCACGCTGCCGGAGGTAACGCTCCCCATTGTGACCTCGGAGATCGTCCGGGCAAAAACGCTCATCATGGATTTCTCCGACCAATTTGACGGAGTTGTGACCGAGGATGCCCTCCGAGCGAAAGCCAACAGCTACATCAAAGCCAATCCGCTGGGAGCGACCATCCCCACGGTGAAGGTGTCCTTTGAGCCGCTCTGGAAACAACCGGAGTATTCGGCACTCCTGGAGCGGGTCAACCTCTGCGATACCGTCACCATCCGGCACTCGCTTCTGGGTGTCAGCGTGTCGGCTATGGTCATCGAAACCGTATACGACACTCTTGCCGAACGGTATGTGAGCATTTCCCTCGGTCAGAGCAAGTCCAGTATGATCACCACCATTTCCGAGGTGCAGTCCACGGTCGACAAGGTGGAGTCCACGGTGGGACGCTTTCCAAAGCTGCTTCAAACCGCCATCGGTAAAGCCACCGGGCTTATCACCGGCCAGAGCGGCGGCTATGTGGTTATTAACACAGACAGCGAAAGTGGGCAGCCCTACGAGCTGCTCATTCTGGACGCTCCCTCCATTGACGAAGCCGTGAATGTCTGGCGGTGGAATGTGGGCGGCTTAGGCTTTTCCCATAATGGCTACAACGGCCCCTACGAAACCGCCATCACGGCAGACGGTCAGATCGTCGCAGACTTCATCACCTCCGGCTCACTGGTGGCGAACATCATCAAGGCCGGTGTCATCCAGTCGCAGGACGGCTCGTCCTGGTGGGACTTGGAGAGCGGCGAGGTTGTGCTTCGTGCCTACGCCACCAGCAAAGAGGTCACAGAGGTCAGCGACCGCATTACCACCATCGAGGAGCAGAAAATGCTCCGGCTGGTCATCATCTCATCCAATGGGAACATCTTCAAGAACGGTAATGTGAAAACGCTGCTTTCTGCCAAGGTGTACTCCTGGGACGAGGACATCACCGACACGCTGGATGCCAACCAGTTTATCTGGACAAGGGTGTCGGAGGACACAGAAGCGGACAAGGTCTGGAATGAACAGCATTTCGGCGGCGCAAAATCCGTGGTCATCACCGGTGCGGATGTCAAAGTCCGCGCCACTTTTTATTGCGACCTCATCGACACCACGACCAGGCAGAGCCTGTTATAACGGAGGAATTTACTATGGCAACCGCAGAACCCACAACAGAAACCAGCACAGTGCCCGTTCCTGATACAACAACTTTAAAGGAGGCTTCTCACATGAGCAAAGCACAAGGCCAGTTTACCATCATCGACTACAATGACGCACTGACGCTGACGGGGTACATCGGCTCAAACCTCGCCAAGACTCAGATGTATAACCCCGACAACGGCAGTTATACCCCCGACTGGAAAACGAAGAACCTCGTTCTGACACCCAGTCTGTATGTTATCGGCACCACCGCCGACCAGATCGCCACCGCCAATGTCACCTCGGTCAAGTGGTATGTGGGCGACAGCAACACCGCCATTACCGCAGGTACAAACTACGGACTGAGCGGTGCCAAGAGTCACATCCTCACGGTCAAGGCCAATGTCATGGCGGAACTGCCCGGCATCGACTACCGTTGCGTCATCACCTACAAAGACGAAAGCACCGGACTGTCGCTGACCCATCCGCTGACCATTTCCTTCTCCCGTGTGGTCAACGGCTCCGGCATCGTAGACCTGCTGGTCACCACACCCAACGGAAATGTGTTCAAGAATGAGGAGGTCGCCAGTCTGACCGCCAAGGCCGAGCTGTGGCGCGGCTCTACGGTAGACACCACCAAGGTCAGCTACAAGTGGGCGGTCATGGACGCTTCCGTCACCGCTACTTCTTCCACCGGCTATGATGCAGACTTCGGCATCGGCTGGCGCAAGCTCTCGGACGCTGCCGACAAGTACACCGGCACGGCCACCAATACCCTCACGGTCTACGCCGCAGCGGTGGACAGCTACGCTGTGTTCAAGTGCTGCGCCCAGGATACGGATTCCGCATCCGCTTCTTATAACACGAAGTTTTTCGATGTGGCGACCTTCATCGACAACTCCGACCCGCTGCAGATCATCGTCACCTCCACAGGCGGCGATGTGTTCAA